GTAATCATTCCAGCTAAACCCGTTGCAAACTCTCGCACCAAGGCGTCCCGCATGGCCTTAAAAACATCTGAAAGTTTGCGTGTTCCTAAGACTATGCCTTCAAAAGCATCGGAAATCGTATTTTGAAAAGTTTGTGCTAAATCTATAGTATGAGTATATATATCATCATAAATCTCTTTCTGTTTTTCTGCTACTGTTTTTCTTATCTCAATTTCTTTTTCGGCTGTGCTTTTTAAAATCTGAATTTTCATTCCTGCTAATTCATCAAGTTTATATAATTCATCTAAATATAATTGCTCAATTGTAGTCCTGCCTTCTTTAGCTGCTTGTGCTCTAATTTTATTTTCTTCGCTGGTTATTTTTCTCCACATTGCGCTATTGATAGATAAAACTCTGTTCCATTTTTGAGTTTCCCATTCTTCTACTTGTTTCATGCGATATTTATATTGGTCTTCTAAGCTACCTGTAAGCTTAGCCTCAATTCTTAATTTTTCAGTAGCCATTTCTTGAGAAATTTCTTTTTTTTGGCTTTCATATCTCTCGTAATCCATTAACAAAGCATTATAAACATCACGGATTTTTTGAATATTACTTATTTCTTTTTTAATTCCTTCCTCTTGCTTCTGTTGTTTTCGTTTTATCAATTCAATTCGTTCTTTTTCAGTATTTTGTAAATTAGCTAAATCTCTTTGATATGCTGCAACTCCTAATTTGACATAGGTATCATATAAATCTGTCCAGAATTTTTTTGCATCCGAAACTAATTGTTCTATATAAGATAAATGTTCTTTTGTAGCCCCTTGAGTTGTTTTGGGCATTCGTCCTAAAGCAGCTTCAGTATCCTCTACAAATTTTATTATTTCTTCTTCACTCTTACCTAACATTTTCATAAAGATTATGGCTAAACCACCAGCAAACTCAGTTGCTTTTTCTTTAATTCTTTGCCAACGTCCTTCCTTGAACCAAAACTTATCTACTAAATCAATGGTAGCTGTTAATAAGAAATATCCTACTTTTAGAGCTGCATTAACCTTAATCCAAGTAAGGGCAATTCTGTTAGCTAAATCTCTTTGTCTATCTAATCCATGCTCTGTATCGGTATAATAATCTACTTGTTTCTTTAATAACTCGTTAATTTCATGATAAGCAGGCAAAAATCCTTGTCTAAGCACTCGGCGATTAATAGTAGATAAGGTTGCCCATTGAGTGGAGATTAAATCCCTAATATCTTTTTGGGCTTGTTTAAAACCTTGTAGCCTTTTGCTCAGTTCTTCAAGCACTGTTCCCTTGGCTTTCCAAATTTCTAAGGCTTCTTTAAGTCCTCCTTTATATCCTTCTACTGTTCTCAATTGTCTATCCAGAATTCTTGCAAGAGTAGCACCCTGTCTAGTTTGTCCTTCTAATAAAGCTTGTATTTCTTGTCTTATTTGAAATTCCTTATTAGCTCCCGTTGTTACCGCCTTTGCAGCTTCAGCAAGTGCAACCCAAGATTGTAGCTGTTTTTTATTACTGGTATCAATTTCTATACCCATAGTTGTCAAAGCTCTAGCAGCCAAGAGAAGTTCTTTTGCAGTTCCTGTAAAAATAACATCCAACTCCTCGGCTTTTTGGGCTAATTGTTTAGCATATCCTACGGCTGCTTCCCAATCTTTAGACAAATCTCCAGTTGTTTTTATAAACATCATTGTAGTAGCACTCAAAGAAATTACACTTTGCCTATATTCTTCTATTGCCTTAAATCCTAAAAGAAATTCATTTTTAAGTGCTCTCATAACTGATAAGAAGAGCACCACGGTTGCGTAACCAGCAGCAAAAACAGCAAAGGTGCTTTTCCAGTTATTATAAAGTTTGGATAATAATCCTTGTTGTTTGCGAATTTCAGTATTTAAATCCCGAATGGGTTTTTTAATTCTTTCAATTTTTTGAGGGGAAGGTGGTTTGCCACCCTCCCTCCATTGAGTGGTTATAGTTATACTTACATCGTAGCCACCTCTTGCCAATTGTCCTACCTCTTGTGTTTCATTTTTTCAACGTCTTCTAATTCTTTTTTCTTTATCTCTCTTTCCAGTATCTCTAATCCCTTCCATTCAGTAAGACCAAGGTCATCCATTTGAAATCCACATCCCGAAAGTCTCAAAGTATGTAGCCAAATTATATGGTTCGAGAATGTAAGCAACTCAGGCTCAAATTCTTTCTGCCAATTATCAGGATTATCTGGGCAACCCTCACAAGCCTTTCCTTGTGAAATCTTATACGCATCACAAGTCGCAGGATTACAGCTATGCTTTAAGAATTGCCTGAAGATTCCCCCAAGCTTTCCTCCATTTCTGTCTCACCTTCAAGTATTAATCCAGCAACCTTATCAATTACAAATATCTTATGCCTGATTGGAATTAACGATTTCCAACTAGAGTATTTTTCGCCTCGTTTATTACCAAGCTCTTCCAATTCTTCTTTAGTAACAGACATAATATTTTTGCCTTTGAAGGTATATCCTTCTACTCTCTGGATTATCTTCTCATACAACCATTCGGCTGCTTCTGCACCTCTATCTTCCCATTTAAAACGCCTGAATCCTCCTTTAAACTCAGAAATCTTGCGTCTATACTCTTTGTATTCTGAGGTCGTTGGCCTTCTTACATAGTGTTTTAACTGAAACTCCTCACCATGCTGATAATCTACCAAACTAATAATATCCTCATCCAAAGAGAGGTCAAACCCTTGTGCTGCCATCTTTACCTCCTTTATTTTTTAAAAATTAAGTAAACTTAATTACTAATTCATCATCCCCAGATTCACTTGCCAGTTTGATTGGAATATCCAATGTTCTGATTCCTTCTCTATCGCCATAAGCCAAACTATTTTCCTGAATTGAAGGGCAAGAAAAGATTATACGATTTCCACCTGAACTTCCAATTGTGCAACTCATAGCTTTTTCAGTGGCATTCTTCCAGATACCAAAGAAATCATAATTAGCAACTAAATCCATTTCAGGATTAATTCTTCCATTGGTATCTCTATCTGTAATTGCAATTTCTCTCACTGCCTCAGAAGCATTCACATCTCTAATTTCTGCAATAGTATTTGCAAGATCAATACTAACCGATTGCACTTTCGGTGAGTAAGAGCCTAACGTTAAAACAATGCTTTCAACAATTGGCGGTTTAGTATCATCATAAACACCCGTTACCATACTTGCATCTACAACATCCTGATAGAAACCTCTGAAAGTCCAGCTAATCCTAGGAAATGCACCCGCATCTAAAGTAAATACAGCACTACCTCTGCATCCAACTATTTTATGAAGCACTCCGTCAAAATAAACATAAATTGTAGCACTTTCAAAATTAGTGGATACAGGTTGATAAGATGCAGTTAAATCATTATAAGTAGTAGGCGTGCCAGAAGTAGAACCCCAAGTTACAGTTTCACTCAATCCACATGCCCTAAATAACACTCCAATTTCAGGAATGATTGCACTAGTAGATGTGCTTGAATTTGTGCCTGAACCTTTGATTTCTGTGTCAAAAGTTACTTCTACTGTTTTAGCACCAATGACATGAGGATAAGGTGAAATTGAAGACCTAACAAAGTCTCTCGTTAATAAATCACCCGCTGGAGTTACAGTAGGAGCTGCACATAAAATTGCATCCGCAGTTGTAGGAGAGGCATCCGTTCCATAATTATCCTCAACCTTGCCTAACAAAACGCTCCTTCTAAGTAATAAGCTCATTTCTCTTTACCTCCTTTGCCTTTAATATTTTGTTTAGGTTCTTTTATCTTAGTTATCTTAACCTCTTTATCCACCTTGGCAGGAGTAGGTGAATAATGTCCTCCTGCTCTACTCTGAAATCTCAATCGTTTTGCCATTTTTACCTCCTTACAAAGTAATTCTTTCTCTAACTCTTAATAAAATCTCTGTATAATGTGCAAGGATAGAACCATATATCCGATTTTCTACTATAGTTACTTCTGGTGGGTCTGAATCTAAACAAGTCCCATTTAAATTATAATTTGTCCTAAATGTTGAACATACAGTCTCAATCAAATCTTGAAAAGTTTTTTCAGTAGCACTTTTATCCTTTAATGGATAAAAACCTATTATCTTAAAGGTATAATGCCTTAAATTATGTTCTGTCTCAAATCTTCTATCTTCTGTTGTGCTTATTCTAGTTATCATCCAACCATGCTGAGTGCTATCAGTCTTAAATAAATTAAAAAAGCCTTCCCAGCTACTTTCATCCCAACGCAAATAATCATACACTTTGCCTATTTCAGAAATATCTTCCATTATGCTCTTAATTTCACTTCTGATTGTGCTCAAACTCATAACATCAATTTACCTCTAAAAATGTAAATGTTTGTCAAATATTCTTCTTACTACATCTGGTAATCTACCTACCAAGACTGAATGAGATTTCTTAATAAAGTGCTTTGCCGTAATCCCCCTCCGTCCTATTTTACGAGCAATCTTAGCAGAAACAGCCAAAGCAGGAGATAAACCTCTAAGCCTAACCCATTCATATAATCTTGAGCCTTCACCCCAAGGTGGCACTCCTGAATAATTCCTGCCATGTTGTTCATACCCATAAGCACCAGCAGGCACTCCATATTCAACTGCTTGTGCATATCCAGTTGAAACTCTCTTACCACTACTTCTTCTTGGTGATAATCCAGTCATTGATACACCAAACATTATTGGGTAACCATAAATAACTCTTTTTCCTATTGAACCTCTCAAACTACCAGAAGCCACTGGTGCATGTTCTTTCATTAATTCCCAGCTTAGTTGAGTTGTTTGCTCAGTAGTTCGTTGTCCTGCTGTTAGAATACGATTTTTTATATCGGCTTTAATTTGCTCTAAAACTTTATTTATATTTTCTAACTTAGCTGGTATTCGCATTTTCTCTTACCTTTTGTATGTTACTTGTAATGTGCCATCATCTGCACCCACTCGTATTGCTTTAAAATTCCGAATATTATTAGTTCCCACAATGGTAAAACTATCTCCAGCAGCTACATAATGACCTGATGTGGCAGTTGGTGTTGAGCCATCAATCCAATATCTAATTGCTCCACCACCTGTATCAAGAGTGCAAAAGGCAACTTTACAATTAGTAATTTTACTACTTGTAAAGCCCACTGCTGTTGAGCCTACAGTAATTGTTTCCTTATCATAAGCATCATATTCTTCTATGGTTACTCCACCAATCATTCTTTCCTCCTAACTATGTTTTAAAATATCTACAGCCTTCTCTATTATCTCTTGCTCTGGAAGGCTTAATGTACATTTAAATCCTAAATACCTATAACAATCAAATGGGTCTTTAACTCTGCATTCTTCCATATTTGCATAAGCAAGCTTTCTCTTTTTCAAATTCCAAACTTCTTTTGGACTAATACTGATTTTATAGCAAGGATAACATTCACATTTAGGACAGAAACCATAATGGTTTTCAAAATCACCCCCAAGATTTTCAGGTAATACTCCTGAATACATTATCAACTTAGGCGTATCAAAAGCACCTGAAGCATTAGTTATAGCAGACTCAGGCCCAACTACCAAATTAGCATACTTACACATAAGCATAGAGGTTCTTAACCCCCAAATACCTGCTACACATTTAACATTATCTGAACCAAATAATCTCTTAGTGCTAAAATGGGCATTACCTACTAAGTAATGCTTACAATCAGGCACTTGCTTCATAATCTCTGTAATCCATATCGGTGCTCTTACTAATTGCTTTGCATTGGATGAGCCGTATAATTGCCAAATCACAAACTTAGGATTCTCTTTCTTAAATTCATTAAGCAACTTTTCTTCTTCATCAGATAAATATAATTCGGGCTTGCCTTTATCTACTTTATATCCCGCAACTTCCATTGTAACTCTATAATAATTCTTGCCTTTATTTTTCTCTTTTCTTTCTTCTATTGGTGGTAAAGGAGCATCCGTTCTAAATAAATATTTGCTTTCTATTGTCCACCTTAAATCCACAATAACATCGTATTCCTCTTTCCATTTATTATAGTAATGTTCAAACTCTTTTTCTGTTAAATCATTTGGAAATACTCTAATATTATCAACATAAGGATTATTCCAGAATACATGCTGATTTGTCTGCCAAACAGCAACATCTACCTGCTCATAACCATCCTCTTTCATTAACCTAGGCAATGCAGATGTATAAAGTGCATCACCTATGGCCATGTATCCTCTAAATATTATCGCCTTGCCTTTGCTCATCCTCTTTCTCAATCCATTTAGGTTTAGGCGGCTCTTGCTTTGGTATTTTTTCTAATTCACAAAAAATTTCACTAAAGAAGCTCCCGACTTCACCCCTATCTATCCCTGGCCTATCATGTTTAATCACTTCTAAATCAATTAACTTGAATGTTCCCCAGAACTTACGATTTGCAACAGGCCCTAAATTATCAGGCAAAAAATGAAAAAACGACTCTGGAACAAATTGTCTTACATGCGATGGGTCAGCTATTGCAGCACGGCAAAACGCATAAGGAACTCTAATTATCAATCTGCCTCCAATTTTTAATACTCTATATATCTCACACATCAATTGTTCATAATTTTTAATATGTTCAAGGATATGGTTTGCAAGAATAAAACTAAAGGTATTATCTTTAAAAGGCAATGGACTTTCCAAATCTGCAACAACTCCATTTACACCATATTTAGCAGGTGGTATATAATCGGGGTTATAATCTAAATTCACCCATTCCTTCCCTGCCCTCGGTGCTAAACCACTGCCTAAATTTAAACATTTTTCAGGAGCTTTAACAAAGTTAGCAATCTTTTCAATCCAAGGTTTTGGATTTTCAACAAAACTTTCAAATGGTATCTCTAAATAAGGTAGATATTCATTGCTTTCTCTAGCTTTATTTACATGATTTTCCCAAATTATTTTCCACTGATTTTTAGGCTTAATCCATCTAAACTTAACTTCTTTACCACCAACATTATCTACTTGGTCAATGCTATTAAAAACACCTTCAAACTTTCTAACTATATGAATAATCCTAATTTCAAATAATTTCATCCAGAATGGCCATGTATAACAAATCCTTGGGTCTTTAAAAAAATACATTGGATGCTCAATAAACTCATCCTTACTAGATACAAGAAATTCCTTAAATTCTTCAAATTGTTTTTCCATGTTAACATTGTTAGGCATTTCTGGTTTTAAATCTGCAAATATATCTCCCAAAAGAATGGAATTAGCTGCTATTGCAGTTTTCCATTCTCTATGTAAACCTAGGTCGTCATATCCTAACACTGGCACTTTAAGGTATTCTTTGATTTGTTCAATTAGAAAGGTAGTTCCTGAACGAGGACATCCAGTAACAATGAAAAGAGTTGGAGATGGGTTGATGTATTCAAAATTTGCTAGTGCCATTCAAAGCCAACCTAGCCTTTTATTTTATTTATGAAGTAGCCTAGTTCTGCTATTAGAGGTCTTTGCCAATTAGTCCAGACTAGGCTACTCCGTTTTAATTATTCCCAAGTATAATCTACTTGTAATATCGCTATATCTGATTTTAAACCATTTCCTTCATGGTCAATACGGGCTACCAAAACTTCACCTTCATCCACAGTTACATCAGATGCTAAAGTTAATGCTTTGGGAACCTTAGCAGAAGCAGTTACGCCTGAAGTAAAAGCCAAAGTTGCAATATCAGTAGTGCCACTTCCATTTGTGCCTAAATTTCTAACCCTTACAGTGCAATAATTTGAATCTGCACCAGTTATAGCACTCTTGAAAGTAACATAAGCCTTCTTCACCTTCATATCATTAGGTGCCCTGAACATAAGATTACTATCGGTATCAGCATTCGTGCCTCTACTTGCTACCTCAAACAATACCGATTGTGTATGAGAAGGAATATCACCTGCTATTATTTTTGCCATTGTTACCTCCTATCATTTCTTTGATTTCAATAGCTTAATGCCTCATACCAAGTAAGACATGAGGCATTAAGCTTAATCATGCTATCCACCAGTTACAGCATGTTTATAAAACGGCCTATAATCAAATACGGCTACGCCCCAAATGTGCCTGATTTTATAAACAATTTTATCAGCATAGAATAAGCTACCAACTGAAGGCTGGTCTTGAATAAATATTTCAGGCTCTTCATTGCCATCTAAGAAGCCAACAACAATTGTAGGACACATATTCGGGTCGGCTACAGCAATCCAATCATTAGCATCAGTCCATCTAGGCACTACAATATAATCAGTTTTAAATTTCTGAGGCACAATATTAGGAGTAGTTGCAGCTTCAGCCGCACCACCACCAGAGTAATATTCCGCAGTGTTTACAAATACAGGTGAATGACAGAGTTTGAATGCTGTATCTTCAAGGTCAAGTGGCACAATCAAGTATTTAGGATAAAGATTTAAATATTCCTCACTATTTCCATAAGCAGTCTGCTGTCCCATCGCTTTTCTGGTTGCCATAAAGGATGTTGGCGATAAAGCTGTAGAACCTAAATTACTATGGCTTGCATGGAATAAAGCAACATTATCATAGATTGTTGCATTATCCTTTAAAATATCATCAAATATGGCATTGTAGAGAGCCTGTGCAGCAGCTCTTGCTAACCGTTTAGGAATTTGTCTAACTGCAAGAATGTCATCATTCTTTATCATTTCCAGTGTGACCGATTCAAGGCCACCTTTTTTGCTGACAGACAAGGTTACTTCTTCATCTGTTGGACTAGTTAGCTCTGTATAAGTCGCACCCTGAGATACAGAAGGAAGCTCACCATACCCACCTAATCTAATCCAGTGCTGGTCTCTAAAATCAGGTAAAGGCACAATATCAGATACTATCTTTTTCCAGTCATCTAATCCAGATACTTTATATTCCTTTATAAGTTTGCGTCTTAAAGTATCGCCTAGAGCTTCTGCCCAATCAGAAGTCGTCAAGCTCGCAGTAATCCTTGCCTTACCCCGTCCTGCACATTCCTTAATTAAACCAGTTACCTTTCTATCACCAGTAAACCTGATATAAGCCTCTTTGATGCTATGAGATTTACCCTCTAATACATCCTCAATCATTTGCAATACTTTTTCACCTTCTGTATTACCTGCTTCAACCTTGCTTGAAACTCCAGCTTCCTGCATAAACTTGGCCTCTAAATCTTTCATATTTCCGATAGCCTTGTCTATATCTTCAGTAGAACTAAACTGCATGTTTCTGATTTGCTCTTTAGATACGCTGGTTAAACCAGACTCTTTAAGAGCTTCTTCTAAATACTTCTCTAGCTTCAGTCTGGTAATCTCATTTTTGAGAGCTTCTAAATCTTGGGATTGCTTCTGAATTTCAGGATAAGCAGGATATTCATCTTTCTTTTTCTTTTTAGCCTCTTCCATATCACCGTTAGGTTCTTCTTGAGAAGCCTTTTGAGGTGCTGGATATTTTTCTGCTGGAGTAGGATACTCGTCTTTTTTCTTTTTCTTCTTCTTAGCCTCAACAATCCCTGTAATAAGGGCTTCGGCTAACTCTTCTTTTCCCTCACTTAAAAAGCCAACACATTGAGTAATAATCTCCTTTAATTCGTCACGAGACTCTTTAATCACTTCCTCATCCAATACATTGCCAAAGATTGCAGAAACTACATCATCAGTAGCTTCTACCGCCTGTCCCTCTTGGAGACCACTTTTCCATCCTTTGATTGCCAGTAACATAGGGTTCATGCTGTTACCTCCTTTTCTATTTAATCCTTCTTTTTGCCCCTCTTCTTGCTTTCCAATACTGGCAGCAAGCCTAGATGCCACCATTCTTAAAAATCTGCCTCCTGCTGCTGGATATGTGACTAAATCAACACTATCCACTCTATCAATTGACAAAGCCATGCCTTGACTTCTATCAACAATTCCCTCTGCATCTATGGAAAAGCCCAGTAGCTCAGGCAGTTTATTTCCAGCATTTTTAAGGGCAGATTTAAGCCAATCGGCTATGACATGAAATTTTGCAACTATACCTTTCTTTCCATTGGGAAGTTTCTTTAATTTAGGAGAAGTAAAATAACCTACAAGATTTTTTGCAAAACCTTGAGGCACTGCTTGTTTGATATTCTCTGGAAGATGGTCATAAATTTGACCACTAAATTCAAAGGCATAACACTTGGCATTTTCAAAGAGAGGAACTGCTCTTTTGAGAACTTCTTCAGGATATAAAATTTGCCCTTGACTTCCTCCCTTACTTCGGCCTGCCTCAATTAAAACAACATCCCATTCATCACCTCTGGCCGATTCAAGTAAAGGAAGGAACTTGCCTTGGAAGGTTTCTAAAAAATCACTTGGTTTGAAATTTTCCATAAGCCCAGCAAGCTTGCCTCTCTCCTGCTTACTGAGCCTTTAATCCCAAGTGATTCTCTGCTCTCTTATGAGAGGCAGTTTTCTAGTTTTTTATATTTTAAACCTTATTTCTAATTTTGTCAAGACACTCAACTTTCTTTTGTTGAATTTCACTTAAGCTTATAAGTTTACCCTCTTTAAAAGCCATACGGTATGTAGTCTTACAGTATTTACAATATACTTCTATTGCACCATCCTTAATATCTTCAGCAAGTAAAAAGTGCTTATCCTTTGGACATTTAAATCTTTTAAAATTAAACTTAACCAATGTCCTTTGACCTCTCAAAAATCCAAATATCAGTTTCAGGGCTACTTCTGTGCATTATCCAAATTCCTTTTAATTGTTTACCTTTAAATTGAAACTTTTTAAATAAAGGTGAGTCTTCCAAAACTAATACTCTACCCCAATCCAATGCTTTAACATATCCAGGCTCATTCTTTTCAAATGTTCCATATCCTTTAGTAAACTTAACTGTCTTATTTTTCCCAACCTCCATCCAATTCACTCCGCCTTCATCTCCTTTACATTTCTTTAAATATGCAGAGGTGGAGTCAACTTCTAAAGGATTAAGTTCTAAAACTGCATGAAATATATGGCCTGTTTTCTTTTTTAGGTCTCCATCAATGCGGAGGTCGTAATGTTTGTGAGCTGGGCTACGACGCTTGATTAATTCGGCTGGCTCACTGTAATGTATTTGGAGAATATAATCTCTTACTATGCTTTCTTTTAGAATAACTTTCTTCTCTTTGATAGCTTTAACCAAGGCATCCCTTATCTCAATCCGTTTCTTCATGTCTTTTTCTTTCCAATAATGAAACTCAGGTGGTATTTGCTTTTTAATATGTCTGGGTAAAGCACTGTAAGGATAAGGGCACATGCGTTTCAATTTAACTGCACGGTCTGAAATAATGTAAGGAGTTTTATCAACACCATATATACATAACCAGCCTGTTTCTAATTTGCCCCATCCTTCTTCTGAAACGGGTATAATTCTTTCTGCTTCTAAATAAATTCCTTCTTCTAAAGCCTCACCATCTTCAAGATATACACACTCTGATAATGTTTCATAATCTTGCCTTTCAATTGCTTCCTTAAAAGGACGCTTTAAATATCTAAACATCAATCTCCAATAAAATGGAGGTTTATTGCCATCTTTAGGGAAATGTAAGAATAGTTCATGGAAATAGGAACTCTGATAACCCGTCTCAACAACGCCTAATTTTCTTATTAAATGCAATACAGCATAGCCATATCTTGTAGCAGCCACATTTCTCGGAGATTGAAAGCCCTCATAAGTTAACCAACTACTAGGTTCTGAACTTTTGCGTTCACTTATCAATGAAACAGGGGCTTTAGCTCCTCCCTTTTTAACTCTTTTAGCAAATTCACCAGTATTATAGTTTATTTTCCAATTTTCAGGGTCATCATCATATTCCTCTGCACTATATTTACCTTCAGATTTTCTCAATCTCAAAGGAAAAAATTGTGGACGGTCTTTAATTTGGTCATTAAGAGTAAAACCAATTAAAACTCCTTTGGTATCAGTCTCCATGCGTAAATCACAATGAACGCTAGGTGAATGCTCAAAATTGGGATGTGCATCATAATATTCTTCCAATACCTTTCTTATTTCAGGCCACCACTTAGGCCATAATTTAGCCCATTCTTCTGGGCTTGGTTCTTCTTTAGGCCATAAATCTTCTCTGCCTATTTCTTTTAAAACTTCTTTTAAAGCACACCTGTAGTGGTGATGGGCACAAAATTTATGCTCTTTATCTTCGTCAAAATACTGCATATACGGGTCTTGCTCTCTTAATATAGCTTCTTTTAAAAGTGGACTTTCACCTAGTTTTTTATTCAAATAATCTTCAACCTTTCCTTGAGCAAAAATAATCTTAATTCCAGCTTTGTTCAATGCTTCTCTGCTAAATCTTCCTATCTGATTTGTAATAACTTCTGTAGCTTTGCGTTCCTTTATTAAATTTGTAATTTCAATCCCTGTTACAAAATTGGATAAATCTATTGCCTCAAAATGATAAGTAGCAGGCTCAAAAAATATGGCATACTTAGCTGCACCAAATCTATCACTAATTTTGCTTGTTAATGTAGGTTCTTCTGTAAGAAAGCAATAAAGCTCTTTTCTTGCTTCTTTATATATTACTGTGCCATCTGATTTGATTATTTTCTCTTGCAAAACATGATTTTCTTTTCTAGCCTTTCTAAGAATATCATCTATGCTATCTGGCTTAGCACCTGGCACTACCCGCATAAATCTAGGTGCCCAAGCTGTAATTTCTACTGGATTACCTTCAATATCTTCATGTATAATATGGTTAATTGTTTCACATTCAACCTCAATTACACTACCTCGTTTTACATAAGGTGCAGCAAAAGTGCTTCCTATGGTTAAAACTTTTTCATAAGGACCTACTTCTGTCTGGTCTTTCTTTAGGATTTCATGCTTGCCTGCTAAACAGCCAAAGGATAAATTATATACCGTGCTTACTTTTGTTTGCACAGGTTCAATTACTATTCCCCTTATAACTACATTATTGTGAAACTTACAAAATGAATTGTCATCTGGTTTGCCATCCAATGGATAAGTTGCATTGTGGGCAATAGCTACACAGCCTTCACTTGATCTAACCTTTCTCATGCGTTCTGTTTCTCTAAGCAATTCTTTTGGAGTTTTACATAAGATATGGGGAATAATATTAAGTTTTTCTTCTGGGTTTAAATTAGTTTCTTTTGAATATTTAATGCCAAGAGAATTTAATGCTTTCCATCTCTTTTCAAATGGTTCTTTATGTAAATCTTCACCATTTAAATACACACAATCAAATAAATTGGCAATTAAATCCTTATCATCTATTGCCTTAGAATGAATTTTAGCAATGGCTGCTTCTCTTGGATGATGGTATCCATCTTCCCATAACTCACATTCAGCATCTAAAACAACTGATTTTGCTTTAAGTTTTTTAACTGCATCAACAATTGTAGGTAACTGTTTTGTTATATCATTGCCATCTTCTGAATAAATTACAACTTTATCTCCATCTCGCATTAGAATGGTTCTGAAGCCATCCCTTTTTACCGAGTTATAAACTGGATAATGTTCAGGCTCAAATAACTCTATTAGCCTTTCTGGTGTATTTCTTTCTCCATGCTTTCCTTGAACTCTTATAGGCTTAAGAGGCATGAAAAAGCGAAGAGGTTTGACTTTATCCTCTTCTAGGGATTGCTGAGCCATTTTTTCAATATCTTTGGATTTGGTGCGTAACCTTAGCTTCTCCTTAAAATCCACTCCATAAACCTTTTCTTCAAACTCTTCTTCTCCTGTCCTTCTTACTTCTGGGTTTTTTCTAGGCACAAGTTTTAAATCATAAGCAGGAATGGAAGCCCAATTTGGGCCCGCAGAGCTTGGAGGTGGGAACTCAGGCTTGATTGCCTTGCCTAAGACTTTCTTTGTTGCATATTGATAGGCTCGTTGCAATTTAAGCAATAATGATGTATCCACAGGTATATACCATTTCCCATTTATCTCCTCCGCTTTGCACATTACATCCAAGTCTCTTGGTGCATGGTCTTTTGTAAATAAAGTAGAGCCTGTAATGCTTGTAAATTCAGGTATCCATGTAAAAGAAGGCAAGTTTGCAACTATGTCTTTACAGATTTGCTCACCTTTGAATGCCTCAGTAAACCGCCTTGTTTTTAAATCAAATACACTTCCATCCTTGGCAATATATATGTGCATTCCAGCAAATCTTTCATGTAAATATTGTAATATTTGTAAGTCTCCCCACTCTATGCCTTCACGCCCAATATGAGTGAGGATTATTATTGGATTTTTTTCACATCTATCTCTAATTCTCTCAATTTGGTGAATTACGCTTTTATGACCAAATATTAAGTTATGGTCTTCCTTCCATCTTCTTAAATCTTTTGTAATGCTACTACCGTCTATTATGACTATGTCTAGATTTGGATAGAAAAATTCTTCATCTTCTACTTCTTCAAAGGCCAAAAAATCAGTCATTACTCCAATTGCAAGGTCATCTGTCTCAATCTTGAAAATATGCATAGGAGCACGGATGGAGTGATAAACTGGATAAGTAATAATTTTTATATTACCAATACTAAATGCTTTTCTGGCTTCATAAATTCTTGCATCTTCAGGCAAAGAGAAATCTACTCTGTTTAAAGTTTCTTTTGATATATATAAAGGACAAACAAAGTTTGATATTTCAGGACAGATGTGGTCAATGTGCCGATGCGAATTCAATACCACATCTATTCTTTCTTTTATTTCTTCAGGATGCCTCTCACCATAATCCAATAAGATATTTGTGTCATTTAAAGATAACAAAATACAGGTATGGTATTTATGTTCATCGTTCTCTTCTTCTATATATCCCTTAGTGCCATAGAATTTAATGTAATCAGTCCTTGCTTCTTTGGTAGTCATTGTAGGCCAATCAATCCTTGCAGGTTGTTCTTCATCCTTTCCCACAAATTCAATATTATCTGCATCAATTATAACCTGTATGCCTTTTGGTATTTTTATTCTTTCAGGTATTTCAAACGGTTCAAATTTTTTAACCTCATAAGCCCAAAGTTCAGGCTCAACTGCATTGTCTCTTGACATTCTCCACCACTGCCAAGCTTCTGTATCTAGGATGCGATGTTTTTTCTTTAAATCCTCTGTAAAGAACTGCTTTTTGGTAATTTTTTTGGGTTCTTTGAATGAGATAATTCCATAACAAAGACCATCATCAATAAGGTAATGAGGCTTAGATAAGTCAAATTTTCTAGTCTTCACTAACAAAGTTTTCTCTTTTGTCCAAAATAACTCTCCATGTGGATAAGTTAAATAAAGGCCATCTATCTTTCTTTTAGCTTCTTCTAAAGATGTCTTGATTATATCTTTGCGTTTTTTATCCCATTCAGATACTTCTTCTGGTTTAGGTGGCTTAGATTTGATATAACCTTTCTCTTCAGCCTTACGATAAGCCTTCCAGTAGCTTGTATTATATCTTGGGTCATCTTTAGAGGGAGGTATCAAGGGGAAATAAACAGAACGAAGGGCATCAACAATAGCACCAAAATAACTGAGAAGGTCATCCATATCCCAGTTTGACCATTTCTCGCCTCTAACTAATTTTGGGTATCCACTATTGCCTAAAAAACGCAAATCAGACAGCAACTCTTTCCATCTAGTTTTGGCATGTTTAATGTCATAATCAACCCCTTCTTTTTTAAATTGCTCTAAATGAAGTTCAGTTATACGCATCATCTCTCTAAATCCACGCCCATCTGACTAAGGAGATTTCTAATAATCTTTTTAGCTTCTTCATCTGAAATTAAATTATTCTGCTTTAAATGCTCTATCGATAAAGTGATATTCTTAAATGCTCTACTCAACCGTTCTATATCTCTTAATGAGATTTCAGGAAAGATTATTTCAAACTTACGATTAACATTCCTTGGTAATCTTTTATGAAGAATTGCTTGGTCTATCACAAAATTGAATACATATTCAATCATTGCTTTAAAATATTTCTGTCTGGTAATAAGCATCTTCTCAGTAGGGAAAGCTTGCTCATAAGCAACCGCCCTTACTCCTTCTGTATCTGCAAAATAATAAGGTGGAAACCCCGCACCACTTAGAATATGATTTCTTATCAAACGGCTTTCTTGATTTGCATCTCTTGCTTCAAGCTTAGGAGCAACTACATCCCATTTAACTTTCTCGTTATGTGCTCTAATTGTCCCAGGCGAAGGAGGTGGTAAATTATCAAGGAATTGTTCTATTTCATGTTTATCTGCACCCTCTAGGGTTACATCCCAACAAAAATTATTGATATTCATTTGTCTTTCAAGTCTTGTGAATAAGAACTGGTCATAAGAGTCAATCCAATCTATCAAGGGTAGCAAATCACTTGCACCTCTTGTCGCATTTGAAACTTTGTTAATGGCAAAGAAAAAGGTTTCACCTGTTAGGTATCCATAGGTATCGCTATTTGGGTTTTCATCTCTACGAATTATCTTGAGTTCTCTTTTTTTACCGTTTTTCTTATTGAGAGGAGCATATAAAATAATCTTATCCAAAATCAAACAATTTTCTTCATGAGGCACAACCTTTTTAACTTCCAAAGGGTCAATATATCCTAATCTTATATGACCATTAGCAGGATTTACTGTAACAGGCCAAATACACTCACCATAAAGACATAACTCTAAAATTCTATCGTGCTGTTTAAGAGGCCAATTATTTACATCATCAAACCAGAACGCATTTAATACTTCTTGAACTCGTTTATCGGTGGTTTCAAAATAAATTCCTTCTCCTACCACAAAGTTCTTGATGTATTCAATTATCCTTTTGGCTAAGGGGTTTGAGTCATAAAGCCATTTGGCTAAACGACTCATCTTAACGAATACATCGGTGCGTAACTCTCTTAACAATCCTATACCAGAGATTTTTCTCCACCCAGCCCAATCTTCTTCTTTTGTTTCTTCACCACCTGGCAAAGAAAGCTTAGTAGCTTCAAAAAATCTTGCAGGCTTAGGACTTGGTTTTTTGATAAAATATGGCAATTATTATCTCCTCCGTTGTTTCTTAGGCTCTTCTTCTGTAACTGGATAATAAAAGGCTGCCATAGTAGTCTCAGGCATATCAGGAGCTTCATTTGAGTAAAAATAAATACGAATGCTTGCTGTATTAGGTGTTATTTCAAAGCCGTAAATCTGTGCATCTTCAGGTAAAGCATCTCCTAAAATTTCTTTAAATGCCTCTTGGCTCATTTCAGTGTAAGCCCTTTTCATATCTTCCTCCTTAAATTTTATTTACCCCAAAACTTTTCTGAGGCTTGCCAAAATACTCCTCCCAAAAAGCCAAATAAGCCTGAAATAACAGTATTAATCCGATTTTTTTTCTCAAGTTTGCCAATTCTTTGCTCGTGATTATTCTTTGTAGCATTAAGCTTTGCAATTTGCTGTAAGGTATCATCATGCTTTTTAAATAAAATCTTGAAATTACCATCAAACCGTTCTAAATCCTTACGAATATATCCTACATGAGTTTGAATGGTCTCTTTTAACATTTCTTTTACTATCTTCAATAACCTATCATCACTATTCATGAGAACCTCCTGATGTTATTTCTGAAAAAGAATATTGGATTTCTTCTTTTAATCTTGAATTGGTGCATCATAGATGGAAACATAGAGTTATCAATCATTTCTTTGTTTGCTTCTTTATATTGAAATTCCGAGACCGTTACCATAGCAGGAGGAGTTCTATAACTTGAAACAAAGCTAAGTAATGTAGCATCTAAAAAATCGGGAGAACGCTTCAACCGCTTCTTCAGCTTTCTTTTATTCTCTAATTTTCTTTTTCCAGTTCTGGGGTCTTCAATGACTTTTATAGCAGTTATATCAGATAGCCAAGCATCCTTTACTATTCTAGCTGATGGAGATAAACATAATCCTCTTTCTATAGCCTCTTTCAATCTAAAACCAACTTGAGTTCTCAAATTATAATATTCATTTTCATCATTTTCTGGTTTGGATGATAAAAAAACCAAGTTAATTTTTACTTTTTCAGGATTACCATGTTTCCTGAGATATTCATATATCCCTTTGCCCCATCCACCATCTATGTTAATAATCGTTGGTTTGTTAGCACTTCTATAAATCTCTGCTAATTCTAAAGTTCTTCTTCCAATTGCCTCATCCGTTGCATTTAAAACCCATTTTATTGTAACAATGGATGAGCCTTGTCTTAACACCCAAACTGTTTTATCTTTTCCTAATCCTGCTGGGTCAAGACCAATTACCAGTGTCTCATCAGTGCAACGATTATATTTTCTTTCAAAGACTTGTTTTGCGAGTGAATAAGGAATTAACTTTTCTTCTTCTCTTTCAGGAAATCGGCCTAAAACTCTAATTTGGTATCTCGCACTATCTTCACCCCACTGCTTTTTCTTTTTCTCAGGCCAATCCCAAGGCATTAACCGAGGATAAATATTCCTTCCTGCCTTAACATTAGGTGTATCATAAGCCGAGATATGAATGGTTACCCATTCATCGCTATTACAGGCTTCTCCAAATGGGGATAATGGGTCAAATGGGTTGCCAAGTGCAAGCCAATGACAATTGGCAGAGGTCATCAATCCTTCGGCTGATTCCCAAATATTCTCACCTACCCCACTTGATTCGTCCAGAATTAATAATATATTAGGGCTATGCCTTCCTTGGAAAGCCTCTTGAGAAGAGTCTTGAGGTCTTAAACCCACAGCATACCAATCAGGGCCTAAATTTATTCCCATAGTTGTTACATGCTTTTCTTCCATTAACGGTATTCTTGAATATCTCACTCTGGTTCTGATTTCACTCCATAATGCATCCTTAACTTGTTCTTTGAATGCTGAAGTTGTAATAACTTTAGAAGGATAATATGTAAAAAGAAATGCAAGGGTTAGACATGCAGCGGTATGAGTTTTGCCTGCATGATTACATGCAGGCACTGCAACTCGTTCATTCTCATAGATAGCTCTAAAAATTTCTTTTTGCTTATCCCAAAGAGTAACTCCTAAAACTTTCTCAGGAAAAATTAATGGGTCTTTTTGAAAAATTTTTCTTAAAGACGGTGCTAAACCTCTACTGTTAAAATTAAGTTCAATCACCTCTAAATCACTCAAGCCCTATCTTATTTTGTCTTCTCTACAACTTGCCTTCCACCAACTTTCAAATCAATCAGAAAGCGGTCTTCAAACTCATGCACTCTTGCAACATCTTTCCTTGAAACTTTAAGATAATTCAAAGCATCAGCCAATGTTTTAACAGGTCTAGGCTTCGGTCTAGGCTGAGGTTGAGATTGAGGTTTAGGCTTAGAAGGAGAAACTGTGGGCTTTGGCTTACTTGAAACTTTGTTGTCTTTTTTAGCTTTCTTTCCTGCCATATACCAAAGTTAACACAAATCAAGGGAAAAGTCAAGTTAGGTCTTGACAAAGAAAAAGTAACATGATAATTTAATCTTAATGGTGCAGAAAAAAGGCACATATCCCCACCCTGATTTAATCAAGATAGACCTGTCAAAAGATAAAAGTCATACCACTCAGTCAGCTCTTTCATGCCATATTGAATTCAAGGAGGAAAAGAAATGGGCAAGAAAAACAAGGATAAAACTTTTATAGAAATCATGGAAGAGTGTAAGAAACATAGCAGAGAAGCACTCTGGAATTATATCACCGCTTTGAGAGGACCTGATATAATAGTTGCATTAGGTGAAACTCATAGATGGATTAAAACAGTCTTTACTTATCCTTTAAGAGGACAAAGTATTGTAGAAGAGTATTTGGTCTCATGGCCAAAGGATATTGAAGGCGTTTTTGAATATCTAAATAATGAAAAACATATCTATGAGTATTTTCATTATCTAAATCATATTGCAAAGATATGGCATTATTTTAATCCTAAAGTTGAACATATCCTATACACTCTATTTCGTGATGGTGGAGACCTTAATGAAGAACAAATTAAGGACTTAGCTCGTAAATATAAAGGATATGTGGATGAATGGTTAAATAGCGAAACAGTAATTAATCAAGAAAATGGAGGGAATAATGCAGAAAAAGAACAAAGATAAGTCTTGGATAGAAATTTTTGAAGAATGCAAGCATGTAGAACATGCCGCCTTGGATTATTGTGAAGCATTAAGAAAGTTTGATAAATATTTTGGCACACCAAATTTTATTACATCAGTATTTCGCACTCCTTTGCAAGGTAAAGACTCAATTGAAAATGAACATCACTGGTATAAATTTGGATATTATCAGAAAGAACACATGGTGATAAATGCAATGAACCAAGCTTTGGATTGCTGGTATGATTTTGAAAATTATGCTCTTGCTTTGCAGGATTGTTGGCAACATTTCAATCTACCAGTAAAAATAGCCATTCAAAATTTAGAACGAGCATGGATTAACCATCATTCTCAAGAAACAAAGAAAAGTGTCGCAAGAGAATATCTGAAAATGGTAGATATTTGGATGAACTCAACAAAAGTTTTAGAGGATGAACAAAGAAGAATAGACAGAAAGAGTGAATATTTAAAGGCTTATTTTACAGCTTTGCAGGAAATATGTGAATATTATAAATCAACAAAGGAAGAAAAACATTTCCAGCTTATGTTAGCAGGAGCAAAAGATAAAGATTGCTGGATTTTATCCAATGATAAAGACCAAATAAGTAAAGAGCTTCATTCCAAAGTAATCACTCTAGAAGACGTGAAAAATCGTTTCATTTTACGAGATAAAAGAAAACCTTTAATAATTGACCCAACTATTTGGTGTAAGTTATTAAAGAAATTAGCATAGGAGGCATATATAGTGAATGAAAAAACATTACCAAACAAAATATTTAAAAATTGGTAAGTTTCATGTAGCAACAGAAATATTACGCAAAGCAATTAGTGAAGAAGACAAGGAATTTTTAAAACAATTAAGAACTTTATTTTCTGAATTTATTATTATAGATGCAAAATGTAACTTTGCACGAGAAATGATTGAATATACAGCTTATCATCCAAAGTTCCGACCCATCCCAGAAGGCAATAAGATACCTATTTACATCATTGGACTTAAAGAAATCATAGATAAACAGAACAATGAGCATTACACAATTGTTAATATTGATATGTGGGAGGAAATATAAATGAATAAAAATGATAATGATACTAACTAAAGACAGAAGTCATACTATTCAGTCAGCTCCTTCATGTTATATTAAATCAAGGAGGAAAGAGGAAATGGAACAAAAATTAAGAATTGGGAAATTCCATATAGCAACAGAAATATTACGCAAAGCAATTAGTGAAGAAGACAAGGAATTTTTAAAACAATTAAGAACTTTATTTTCTGAATTTATTATTATAGATGCAAAATATAATCCTTGGCAAGAAACGATTGAATATACAGCTTATCACCCAAAATTTAGATGTTGTGATATAATAGAAATAATGTTTAGAATTCCTCATTACATCTTTGAATTTGAAATGACTGAAGATAAACAAGGAAACAAGCATTATAAAATTATTGATATACGGGAGGATTATAATGCAATCTAATGACTTAAAGGATATCAAGGAAGTATTAACAGGTTTGAAAAATGACCCAGAAATGAAAGCTTTAATAGATGAGTTCTGGCAGTTAATAAAGAATGTTATTTACAATGTTATAGATTCAGCCTTAGATGGATTGATAAATTTATCTGAGAAAAAAGCTAAATTATATGGAACGATGCTTAAACATTTAACAAAGCAGGGATTTACCAGACAGGAAGCAATTGAATTAATATTAAGAATAAACCAAATAACTAATGAGCAGTTTAAATCATTCCTTACTGGCTTCTCAGAAAGTAGCAAGACTCCTGTCTATAATAAACAAGTAATGGATTTATATAAAAATTTCTCAAGGGTCTATGATTTATTGGAAAAATTAAGTAATGCTAATGTAGCTTTAACTCAAAGATTAGCAGTTATTGAAAGAATAATTCAGGCAAATAAGTCTTTACAATAAAGGAAAACTTATGAGTGAGCAAATAGATGATTATTTGGATTTGAAAGTTGAATTGGATGATAATTCAAATATTATCGTTGAGATGAAAATTTCACTTAAAGAACAAAGAGTATTTGATAAAACATATTATTTTCTTCATAAAAAAGAAATAGAAAGTGAATTAAAACATATGATAAAATGTCGGCTTATGGAGTTGATAACTCAAGACATTGAAATAAATGGAATTCAGGAAGCAACGCTTGCAAATAAGCCATTAAAATGCAAATTAGCAAATATAATTGGATATAAGCTTTTAATGGTTATAGATGGAGAACAATTAGAGAAAATGCATGATTTAATTTATTTTTATAATAAAAAAAAGGGGGGACAACCAAATGAATAAAGACTGTGATATTAAAGCAATCAAGTTAATTTGCATTGAGCAACATGATATTATGAACTCTGGATATTCCCAAGACCGTTTAATTGTGGATATTCGCCTTGGCTTGGTTAAACAAATTAAAGAAGATTATGAAAGGTTAGCACTTCAAGAATCAAATGACTATGAACAACAGGGTATTTATAGATACATTCGGGATTTATTTGAAGAACTGTTATTTAGATATGAAGCAAAAGAAGAAATTTGCAAAGATTTAATTAAAATAAGGGAGTAAGAATGAATATAAACCTTTCTGACTTTACAGTTGAAAGAAATGCAATAATTGGCTTTGTAGTTTTCAAGAATGCCAAAGAAAGACAAATTATTTGTTCTCCATTAACCTTTAGTGAAAACGGTTTCAGTATGATAGATTGGGTTTTCTTTGAAAACAATCCTCAAATCATAGGAACTATCCCAGCTCCGCCAAATAGTTATAAAGTATATGTTTGTTCACCTAATGGTAAGTGCATTGATATTGGCTTTGAAATCAATGGTAAGAAGAATAATAAATATTGGATTAGACAGTATAAAAAAATATCTAACAGGGAAGATGATGATAACTCAAAACGAAAGGAGATAAACAATGACTTACAATGTTACAGCAACAGGATATGGAGATATAGTTAAGTTTTATGTGGATGCAGAAGATATTAAAGAAGCTTATAAAGAAGCTAGAAGAGAAGCAGAAGCAATCTTCCGCTTGAGAAGTGATAATCCTTCATACCTGCATCCCAACCCAAATGTGAATGTAAGAGTAGGACCAGATATTCAACGATGGGGAATTTAACATTATGTAAAGGAGGAAATACTAAAAATGAATAATTCTTTTATTCCAAAGCATTTAGATAATGGAATGTTTATTGAAAAGATTGATAATTTGAAGGGTGAAAAAATCTTCAAAATATTATTTAAGCTGTGGATAATAAGAAGATATGACTCTGAATTTTGGATTTCACAGTCTTTAAATGCCAAAAAAAATGAAATGATGAGAGTTAAGGAATATTTAAAGCAATGCGTTATTGAGCTTGTAGGCAGAGAAATTGAAAATAAAGGGTCTGTTTGGATAAATATTGCAGGTAAACCTTTGAAACATATCTGTATTGGAGATTGCAAACATTTAGTAATTCTGGAAAATAAGCAGCTCATTTATTTAAAAATGTTTAGTGAAATACCTCCATACATTTGGAGAAGACTCTTGAGAGGATTAAATGAGGCTGAAAGATAAAATAGTAGAAAAAATAACTCAATTTCTTTATAATCTCAATACGGTAAGATATGAACTTGAAAGAAATAAAATATTTCAAGAAAGTATTGATGCGAAAATCCGATTGTATATGGGTAATTTATTAGATGAGTTGAAACATGAAGAAGATAAGATAATTAGAAACTTTATTGCAAACTTATACCAAATTCTAGATGAGCATAAAAGGAGCAATAAAATGATGTATATAGAAAAGAAAATTTCTTTATTTAACTGGGATAAACTTGAGAAAGCTTTGGATACATTAAGACAACCAGACCTAGCCCAAATTACCTGTCCTCACTGCAAACAAAGAATAAAACTTCCTGTTATCGCTCGTGAGTGCGATATTCAAGCTTTTAAAGAACTTATACAGCTAGCTCAACAATATCTTGAAGAAAAAGACTTATTATCTAAAATGTTAGATTATATTTGCAAAGAAGCCAAGAAAATTAAGAATGAAAAATTACAATAAATTACACATTGAAAATGATAAAATAAAAGAAGCAACACAATTTCTATTTCAATACAAGCACCGTCCTCATATATTTTCATATCATAAATACGGAATATATCTAAAACCATATCAATACCCTTTGACCGAAGGTGTAGAATTTACTTGTGAACATATCTTGGGTTTGCTCAAGAAAACCGTTCAAAATATTCTTTAACTATAAAATTAAATAAAACATTCATCTATCTTATAGAAGACAGTATTTGGTTTAACAAAATTAAATATATTGCATTTAAAATATTCGCATGGAGAGTGCCTTATGATATTTCTTGCCACTTAAGAGGTATTTCAACCATTAAAGAAGATAATCTATTACTTTCCTCAACTGAATTATATTATCATTTATACACTGCTCCATTATCTACATACCAACTAATTGAAACACTAAGACCTAAATTAATTTATGAATTACAATTAGCACTAGACGAATTGAAAGAATGGGAGGTTGTATAATGGCAGAAAGAAATATTGAAATTTCTTTGTATAGCTCAAAACCAACTAAGATAGATATCTTGGCTAAATTGGTGGGATATATTATGGAAATAAATGAAAATGCCTCATTGAAATTTAACTGGAAGGTAAGACTAGAATATGACATTTTTACAGTAAGAAGATACTTTGATGATATTTATAAGGGTAAACCAGTAAAAGTTTTAGTTTTAGAATAATTAACAAGGAGGCAGAAGTATGAAAACTATTATTTTGGCAATAGTGGGTGAAAGAAAAACTGATTTGATAATAGAAAAGGATTGGCGAAATTTAGAGAGATTACAAAAATCCTTCCCCGATGGAAATTTTATACAATATATACAGTGCAAGGAGATGTAGGCGATTTGGTGGAACTTGCCTTGAAAACATACTTAAATTATGAAGCTATAAATGCTAGAATTTGTAAGGAAGCAGGAATTTAATAAGGAGAATTAATAATGTTAATACCAGTAGTGCCAAGAATTTGGATTGCGATTGAAGGGGAAACGCTGAGAATAATTGAAGTAGGAACTATGGAAGTTTATTTGCAAACGGAAAGACATCCCGAAAAGAAATTTATTGAGATTGCAAAAGTGGAAGGAGACATAGGAGCATTGGTTGATTTAGCAATAAAGAGTTACATAGAAAAAGCTATAAAAGAAACAGAGAAAGACATAGCCGATAAATACAAAGAAATGATTGAGTTTTGCAAGGACAGATTAAAAGAATTGGAGAATACGGAACAAGGAGTTGCAAATGAATAAATACGAATTCAAATCCGCAACAACCTCAGCATCACCACCATACCACGGATATTACATTTGCAGACCACCTATCTTAGAAACTTTTGAACTTCCAACTAGAGAAGAATTACTTAATATTGAACCAGGTGATTTGGTAAAACTTATCTTTGCTTCTGATGAAGTCATTGAAAAAGAAGAAATGTGGGTTAAAGTCATTAAAATAGTTGAAACTTATGTATATGGTGAACTAAATAGTAAACCCGTCTATATCACCAACCTATCCCCTGGCGATTTAATTACATTCCATCTTGGTGATGTAATAAGTATTATGAAGGATTTTAGAAAGGAAAACTAAATAGCTACAATGGCAATCTACTACTCTCCTTCAATATCCTTTCCTTGGCTATCTTACAATATTCCTCGCTTATCTCTATCCCTATCCATCTACGATTTAGTCTTTCACATGCCACAGCAGTTGTTCCTGAACCAAGAAAGGGGTCTAATACTAAATCATCTTCATCTGAATAAAAATAAATAAGTTCTTTTACCAGTCCCAACGGCAGGAAATCCCTTCATTACTTCTAAACAATCACCACAATACAAAATTCCATTACCCGTCTGATAGTAAATTCCTTCCTCCGGAAACTTATCCTTCCACATAGCACCTACATTATAACATAAAAAAAATTTAAAAAAAATTTTGAGGGAGACCAGCTTTAAGCCCTTTTGCCCTTCATTCCGAATCTTTCGGTAAATTGGGCACTTACGATTACCTTCTAAAACCTTTGTCATTATTGCGTTTCAGAGGCATAGCTAGAACGCTTGCTATTGTAGGCTTTCATGAGTGCCTTTGAAGTGCTTGATATTGCTATGTTTGAGAGGCGGTCTTGTAAGCCTTGCCAGTTCTATATTTCAAAGCCTATGCTAGAAGGCTTGCTATTGTTATGTTTTAGGCTAGGCCGTTTTGGCAATCTGAAGGCTAAATAATAACCAAGATAAGGCTATAACAACCATGTTCTTTTTCTGAAGGAAGTAAGATACTCAATCAATCTGGTTGCAATCTATTAAGTGAGGCCATATAAATTTTTTCACTTCCAAAAAATATTTTTTTTCTACCCAAACGCCTTAAAACGCACTTTCCTTGATTTATTGGCAACTTACATTGAAAAACTTTTTTTGAAAAAAATCTAATTTTCTTTGAAAAATGCCTTGACAAGATAATTAAACTGTGTTAGGATTGATTAAAATTGAGAAAGGAGGAGGAGAAATGCAAGGATATTGGATAAGGAAACATGGAAAGGTTGAATTTCAAAAACCCACTAGAATGAGTGAAGCTCCTAAATTCTTTAAAAATGGCAAGTGGGTAACTTCAAAAATGGCTACAAGGCCAAAATCTTTAAAGGAGGTGATAATAAAATGAGAATGGTAGCAGTAGTAGATACATTTAAGGAAGCTGAAGACTTGGCCGCTGAACTCATGGCCAGCGGTCATTATGAAGACGCTTCCATCATGAAAGATGGAGGCGTTTACGAGGTCTGGGTTATAGATAAAGAATAAAGGAGGTAAGTAAAGTGGCAAAGTTAAACGGTAGAGGTTTTAAACTTGTCAAAAAATTAATTAATCCTAGAACGGGGCTAGTCATAGCAATTAGAAGCGACAAGCAAGTATTAAGACGGTCACCTTATGGATACAAAAAATATGTTCGTATTAAGGACGGAGTGAGCATTGATATGGCTATTAAACATTTAATGACAAAATGTGGATATAAGGAGGCGAGATAAATGATATATAAAATCAAAACTTTTACGGTTTTTTGGAACTAGAAATTGTGATGATTATTATTCTTTTAACGAACACCAAATATTATAGCGGATAAATTTCCTCACTGCCCAGGTTTTCACGGCCTGGGCTTTTTTTATGCCTTGACTTTCTGTTTAGCCTTTCCTAGCTTAGCCTTGCTTCTTATTTCACCTAGCTTGCCTTAGCTTAGTCTTTCCTACTTTGCTTCTATTCTAGCCTTGCCTTCCTATTTTCCTTTAGCCTTCCTAAAACACTTCCTACTATAAACGCCTTATCTTCCAAACCATACTCACTTAAAATCATACTTCCCTACCTCCAAAATTACCCACTCCTAAAACCCTTGCTATTATTGCCTTCCAGATACCCCTTTGAAAGCCTTGTCATTATTGCCTTTTAGCCATGCTTCTCAAACCCTTATCAATCCTATATCCTAGAACCACCCTTGAAAGCCTTATCAATCCTACATTTCAAGCACGCACCTAAAACCCTTGTCAATTCTATGTTTCAGCCATGCCTTTGAAAGCCTTATTATTCCTGCATCCTAGAACATACCCCTGAAACCCTTGAGGCTGTAGGCTTTCCAAACACCTCTGAAACCCTTGATATTCCTGCGTTTCAAGGGGTCTATTTTTAGGGATTTTTGGGGGTTTCCAATAGGCAATAGGGTAATAGGCAAAATAGCCGTTTTAAACTACTCACTCACACAAAACGCCTTCATATTTCAATTGTAAGCAAGTTTTGAAGGCAAAGACATATAAAATATCCTGTTGAGGCTTAAACCTTACTCACAGGCTAAATATGTGCGTATTTCTCTCAAAGCCTTGATAATCAAGCAACTCAAAGCCGTTTTTCAGGCACTCAAACACTCAAACAAGCCTTTCTGCTATATCTGCACTCAATAGCAACTAAACTAGAACCTCACGCATAAGCTAGCAAGTGAATCCTACACACAAAGGCACTCATAAGCCAGAAAATTTTTTCATTTTCTTTAAAAATTTTTTCAGTTAAAAAGGCCATAATAAGCAACTTCCTTTGAAAAATCGGGAAGTTAAGGAAATTTAAATGAATGTAATTTTTTCATAAAAAAGGCTTGACAAAAAAATTTAGTTGTGGTATAGAATGGTATCATGGGAAAGGGAGGAAGGAAAATGAGAACAAAGAAAAAACGGTTTGCAATTTTTGAGTATCGGACAGTAAACAACTATACTAAAAGAGCAGACTTTGAAATTTCTAAAGGCAATTTGTCAACAGTGATATACCAAAACTGGGATAAGTGGGTTAATAGAATTAAATCTCAAATGCCTAATGTGAAAATAAAAACAATTAAATTTATAGGGACAGTTTATGAGTAAAGTATTTGGGTTGTTTATGGCTGGTATAACCAAAATTAATGGAGGTTAATAAATGAGAATTAGAAAAGGAGATATAGTCAAAATAAGAGAAGATAGGCTAATGAAAGCCTACCATTATTTAAAAGACAGAAAATATATTGTAAAGAATCTCCAAAGAAGAGGAATAGAGACATATGCCATTTTAGAACCTAACAATTATATCAATATTAAAGCATTAGAGAAAATCAATAACAAACGGAGGTAATAAAAATGAGATTCATAAATTTATTTGAATGTAAAAAAAGCAATATATTAAAACATGGTTTTAGGAAGGGTGCTAAAGCAAGTATATGTAGGATATGTGGGAAAATGGTTAAAAATAGCCTTAGATATGAACACTTCTTAAGACATTTAAACAATTCAGAGCTAGAAGGCGTGATAAACCTACCTTTGGTAAGATTCAGATATATAGGAGAGCTAAAAGAAAGTGGCTTCCCTATTAATTTAAAAGAAGCGGAGATAATACAAAATTTTATAAACAAAGGCATTATATAAAAAAGGAGGCAAAAGAGAATGAGAGCGAGGCCGTCAAGAGGCAAGGAGTTAATAGATACAAGTGATCTACCAAGTGAAGCAAAGCGGTTGCTTAAGAAAAGAGGTAAACTAATAGAAAAGCATAAATTAATTATCAATCCTAACAAAATAGTAATCAGAGTTTACCAGAAATATTATCACCCTAAATTTGGATATTTATACGAGTTGATTAAAAAGCAAATAGTCCCAAGTTAAGGATTATGTCTCTTTGGCTTGGGCTTTTTTTTATTGGCTGGTGGGGCAAAGCCTCTTAAACCTATAAGGCCAGCCAAACTCCTTCCCAAGCCATCGCTTAGGCAAGGGAAGGGGAAGGAGGAAGAGAGATGAGGTGGATTAACAAAGGAAAAACATTTGAAGGGATTAAGGTGGAAGTGGTTTTAAGTTCTAGCAGTAATCCTTATAGAAGTGGGGAAACGGTTTACAAAGTGAAAGTTAATGAGGCGAAACATCCTGAAGGATGGGGCACGGTTCAATTACCTTTTACTTCTCATGAATTGAACGAGGCATTGGGGTTGCGGGATTACGGGTTCTACCCAGATGAGCATTTTCTTGATTGCACTCGTTCTGATGATTACTACATGTATTCTGGTGAATTCTCTTCCGAGAAAAAGGCTAATGAGTTTGCTGAGAAAGTTAGGAAAGCTATCAGGAAACTGGAAGAAGAAAAGAAAGGAGTGGAGAGAATTAAAAAGATAAGACGGAGAATTGAGGATGTCCTCCGTAAAAGTAGTCCTGAAGTTATTTTTAGAATTGCAAAAGAATTAAATGTGAAGCTAGACTAATCGGCAACGCACCGCTCTTTTTGAGCAACGCAAGGCCGAGTTGACAGGCAATACGCCTGTTGGCTCGGCCTTTTTTAATTTTGAAGGAAAGGAGGGTTGGAATGAAAAAACTACAACAAGGGCTGGAAAAACTTTTTTGGGCGAAGGACGCCAATGATATACAAAATTCATTGGTATTCCTTCGGAAATTTTTTCAGGAACTGGGTGTCCCGTCCTACCGTCTCCGTGAACCGTGCATCACCACCAAATGGGGAAATATCTGGCTGAGTGATAATGGCAGAACTGATATTGTATATGAACCTCCTACTGTGGAATATATTGAAAAGCACTGGCTGAAAAATAGCAATCTAGAGCTCATTCTCTCACGGGTGTTTGATACGATCAATTCCATCATTGACCATGTGGAAAAATTCCAAAAAATAATACTACGGGTTCCTAAAATAGAACTTTCAGCAAGAATAAATGTTTCTGAATTCAAAGAAAAAATTAATTTAGAAAACTTTAAATCATATCAAAATTTCAGCAAATTTGTTATGTCTCTGGAAAAAGAAAGAGTTTCAAATTTATTTTTCACTTCTGCATATCGTGGCCGCAGTAGTTTCATCCGAATTAATGAGGTCTATGTGAAAAATGAGACTACTATCCGAGAAGTTTCCTTTTATGACCTTCCACATGTTATATATGAACCGAAAATCTCACAAATTGACATACGGTTTTGTGAAGATGAAAGAGATTTTTATTTAGAAGAGTCCTGTCCATATTAAAAAAAAGGAGGGTTTGAAAATGAAAGAAATAACAACCTGTGAATATCCTACCCGATACATTGCATTTGAGAACCAAAAAACGCTAGTGATACAACGAAACTTTACATCAGAGGGCGGTTATGAGTATGCAGTTTATAGCCATCATGTTAGAAATAGTTATTGGACAAATCTCACAGACGGGCTGTATGCATCAGTTGAATCTTATCAAGGTAAAGAATATTTGATACAGGTTAGCTTAACATTGCCAAACAAGGAACGCAAACAATTAGGCTTTTGTAAAGTGGTCAATGATTATCAAGAAGCGTTAGACATTTTAAAGAAAGGAATCCAAGAATATGAAAAAATACTAAACAAGGAGGTGGTATTATCATGACTATCGTTTGTGCATGGTGCAAGAAAGTAATGGGCACAAAGCAAGGCGAGGGCACTACTCACGGTATATGTCCTCAATGCCTTGCTAAATTACAAGCTCAAATAGTCACTTTGCGTAGGCATCTCATTGGTGCTGAGCGGGTAACAGAAAAATTATTGAAGAAAGGAGGTAAGTAACAATGACTATTCAAATAGGACAAGGAGTGGATAATCAAGGCACGTTTTATATTGTGCCTAATCAAATGAATGGAATTGTTTGCAGAAATTTGGAAACGGCGAGACGGATTAAAACTGTTTTGGAAAGTTTTCAAGATGTAAATGAGGGAATTGATACGTTTAACTATCTCGCCTTTCATGAATGCCCAGAACCTGAATTGTTGCCCGATGGGCAAGATAATTATGACTGGGCATTAAAACAAATAGAGAAAGAAAGGAGGTAAGTAAAAATGTTAGAGGAAAGAATTAAAAAGTTAATTGAGGCTCGTCAAAATAGGCGGGCAACTTGGGCAAAGATTTTGGGACAACTCCACGAACAATTAGAAGACGCATTTGAAGAAATCCGCATTCTGGGTTGTTGTGGTCATTGCACTGCTTGTTACAACCAACCTTGCCATGAAACGGGGTTGATACTAGGGAAACTAGCCTTCACAGATGGAGGCAATTGTTATTTTCCTGCTGTATGTATTGATACGGGTTTTGGCTGGAAGCGACTGGTTTATAAAGAATTTGACTATACCACTAAAAAATTAAACTGGACAATTGCAGACAAGGCAACAAAACAAGACTTTGAGATAGCTAAAGAGGCACTTAGTAAAATACAAGAGAAAATAGAGCAACTAATTGAACAGGAAAAGAACTTAACTATATAAAAAAATTTAAACACCTACCCTAAACTTAAAGGCTCGGTGTTCCTTTTGGAGCATCGGGCTTTTTTTTATTTTGAAAGGAGGGTTTGAAGGATGAGAAAAATAAGCAATGAAATAAAACAAGCAATCAAAGACAAGTATGAAGACAAAATAACCAAAATCAAAACTCGCCTAAAACGGTATGGGTCTTGGCACATTGAAAATTAATACAAATATTCTCAATGACTACTGGGTCTATAACTTCAAAACAAAGGAATATGAGCAAATAGGGAAGAAGACGTATAATGAAATTGAAGACTGGATAAAAGACAAATATAAAGATTATAGAATAGCTTGGGAATGTAGCATTAACGAAGAAATAGTTAAAATTAAAAATGAAATAGAAAAGATGGTCTTTGATAAATATAAACATTTGATAGGCACTTATTACGATGACTACAATAACAAACGGCATTTGCTAATAATAGAAGTAAACCCAAGTTAATAGTGCAGAGGATGAACTTAAAAATAAGGAGGTTAAATAAAAAGGCTAGACTAAATTGTTTGCAAAAGGGGGGGTAATAAAATGTTTGAAAAATACAAAGAACTAGCAAACACAGAGTTAAAGAAAAATTACAAACATCCTGACGAGTTTACTTTTGATAGAACTTGTTATAATCAGGGGTATTGGGAGGGATTTCAAGATGGATTAAAAGCAGCAGAAAGGCATTTAAAGAAACAAAAAAAGGGGAAAGCATGAATTATAGAACATATCAACAAATACTAACAAGGTTCTTTGAGTATCATGGTATTTTGTTTGGGCAAGCTAAATTCAATCCAACTGGTAAAAAGCCTTCTTCAAGAAAAAGAGGGCATTTTACAAAGCTATTATTAAAGCGAAGGAAAAGAAATAAAATTGCAAAAGAAACAAGGAGGAAACAAAAATGATTGATTTTTTTGGCTTTGTAATAGCGTTTTGGTTAACAGGATGGGTTATTTGTAAATGGATAAATAATTAAAAGGAGGCTAAAAATGATTAAATTTAAATCACCACATTTTTTAAGGGTTTTGGATGTTGCTTCTAAAGGCAGTCATTCATTATTGATTATTACGAGTGATATATTTTTTATTAAAAAAATAATATATAAAGACCCTAGCGTTCTAACTGATGTTTATCTGGATAAACCTTGTCCTTGTGGTAATTTCAATTGCACAAACAGACTATGCACTTGCACACCAGAAGAAATCAAAAAACATCAAGCTAATTTTGCAGAAACAGACATGACTTTTGTAATAACTGATTTTCCTTTTGAATATCTTGAATTTGATAAAAGCAATATAGAAAGGGAAGGACTGAATTTTTTAAAGACCGCATATAAAACCAAAGGGATGCTTCCTTCTGAACTAGAGGCAACTCTTAAAGTTGCTAAAACGATAAGTGAAATGGATAAAGAAGATAAAATCAAAGCCATGCATATTGCAGAGGCATTACAGCATGTTTTAGCAAAGGAATTTTATTTGTAGGAGGGTAATTATGTATAAAGAAAAATACCAAAAAAAGAAATTGCCAAAAGTGGGATTCACTCGTGTTGGCCATCGCTCGCATATCAAGGGATTTGAACGCATCATAGCAAATAAGAATTTCAGGAAAAAAGTTGAAAGTGCCTTACATAAGCAGTGCAAAAGGTTGCAAAAGGAATTAGTCAAATGAAAGATTTGATTATCTTATTGGTTGCCTTATGGATTGCCTCGGTTGCTATAGGTTATCATATCTGGCAAGAAATAGAACTGCCTCATAATTCTCCATCGCAAGACACTCAAATAGCAAATAGTGAACCTGCTAACTGGGTTTATACTAGAAAAATCACCAGAAACACTTATAAAACTTCTATTTCCCTTAAACCTAACCTATCTCCTAGCGATGCCATAAAAATAGCACAATACTTTGTAAAACAGAGATGCAAACAGGCTAAGATAAAGCGGATTACTATTCTTTATACGGTTAAAACGAATGTATGGGTAATTTGGAGGGAAGATAATAATGCTAAATAGTGCCAATACAAATTTATTCTTCCTCGTCTTCCTCTTCATCTTTCTCTCTGAACTTTACTACCTCATCATATTTCTCAAACTCTTGTTTTTTACGCACGGCCTCTATCGCAACACTAATCAATTCCTTAATTGTTGTTGCTTGAGTTTCCGAAATAAATCCCTTTTCTATTTGTTTGCAAATGGATGCAATATAATTCAAAATCTGTTCAAAGGTATGAAGTCTTGGTGGATACAGGGTTACAGTTTCATTTTTTTCTGTTTTAATGCGGTATACAAGCCGTTTTGGCATGGTTTTCTATCCCTACATAAGAAGCATATAGTAGCATGCTTAAAAGAAGATTATAATACAATAGCAAATAGGGTGCAAGATAGTTTCAAGGATTTTAAATTAAATTTAACCTCTTGACAAAAAAATTTAACTGTTTTATAATTAAAAAGAAAAAAGGGAGGAGAAAATGGACGAATTAAAAAGCATTACAATTAACAAAGAAGGCGTATTTTGTCATTATTATCCTGAATGTATGAAAGAACCTTTAATTATTCCAGTTTTTCATTCTCAAATTCCTATTTTTGTTTTTATTGAAGATAAGGATGGCATTGAAGACTTTATTGGAATTATGGAATCTGGGATAATTTGGTGCAGGGATTTTAAATATTCAAAATATAAAAAGGATGGAATTAGACTAAAAGTTTTTATATAGGAGGAGGCCAAAATGAACGAAAAAGAAATAATAAAACAAAGAATTAAAAAGAGACTGGAGAATAAAAAAATATTCAATTTTCTTAATTATTTAAAACTAAAATCTATTTATCTAGCTGGAAATTCCTTAAATGCTTCTACTCCAAAAGATTATGATTTTTTCTTTAAAGAAATAAAAGATTTTTTAAAAGTAGAGAAAAAACTAAAAGAAAAGGCTACAATTGTAACTGGGAATGCAATTACTATTATTTTGGGTCAAACAACTTTGCAATTTTGTGAATATTTTAAACCATCTTTAAAAGAATTAGTTGAAAGTTTTGATTTTGCTCATATTAAATTAGGAATTGAATTGCAAAAAAATAATACATGGAAAGTTTCTGAAATTTATTTAAGTGAAGATTTTATAAAGGCACGAATTATAGGAGATAGTTTTTATACAGGCTCTGATTATCCGTTAGCAAGCCTCAATAGATTATTCAAATATTATAAAAGAGAAGAAATCTCAAGAGTAATGAAAAATAAAGCATTTTTACAAATTTTAATAAATATAGTGAGACGTGGCTTTAAAAATTATGAAGATTTTTTAGACCAAATAGAAGCTGTTGACCTCACAATACCACCCGATGACTTTGCATTAATACCTCGTAATTTATTTATAGAGCTTTATAACTTATTAAAAAGGGAGGAAGTTTGAAATGAATGAAAAACGCATTGTAGCACGGCGAATGGCCTATCACTTCAAAGGCTTTACTGAAAAAGAGGTTTCTGAAGTGGTGGAGTTATGGGGAACAGGGCATCTGGAAGAAGTGAAACAGAAATGGAATTTACTTAATTGGGATACTTGCCCTCGTTGTGGAGCATTTATTATGTCGAACAGTCGTATTACAGGCTGTATTGTTTGCAACCATTCATTTGTAGAATAAGGAGGTAATTATGCGTTGGGAAAGTTATAATTATATAAAGCGTAATGGCAAAATTGAACCTATTGACCATGACCGCCGAATTCATAATTTCTTTCATGAATTAAATAATCTTTTGCCTATAGAGAAACGGCTTTCGGATACAGAAATTGAGAGGATTAGCTCTTTTCTCTATGAAGTATTGGAAGAAGATAATAAAAGACTTGGCTTAAGGGAGTAAATTATGTATTACCCACGGGTTACAGAAGTAATATCACCTTTCCTAGAATTTCCTGTCTCAAGCAATACTTTGGACTTGGCATGTGAAAGGGGCAAGCTAATTCATAAGTATTGTGTAGCTGAATTAGAAGGTTTGTTCATTCCTGAATATGGAGAATTGGAAGGATACATAAATTCCTTTAGAAGCTTACTACCTGTAAAATTAATCAGAGCTGAATTTGAAGTAAAACATGAACAGTTTGGTTATATAGGGCATCCTGATATGGTGGTTGAATGGAAGGGTGAAAGATGGTTGTGGGATTTAAAGACATCTGAGGTAGCAAACAAGGCGTGGATAATGCAGTTGGGAGCTTATTATTATGCTCTACCTGAAAAATTGAAGCCTGATAAAGTGGCGGCGGTGCGTCTAAAAAAAGATGGTAAGCCTGCTATTGTTGATACTATTCCTAGTGAAGAACTTCCCAAAGCCTTTCAGGCTTTTTTAAATTTTCTAAACGGGTGGTGGTACTTGAAGGAATAAATTTCAAAGGAGGTAATGATGGAAACTAAATTTAGAATTTTTGATGGATATAAGATGATATATTTTGATTTAAAAAGTGATATTACTATTAAATATGGACATTTATATCTTCCTGAAGAAGATATTTATTTAGATTTAAAGCACTCTGTAATCATGCACTATATAGGGGAAAAAGATAAAAATGGTAAAGAAATCTATGAAAAAGACTTAGTAAAAATGATTGTGGCCAGATAGGTAAAGTTGTTTTTAAACATGGAGCTTTTGTTTTCCAATGGAATGATGGCACAGAAACATATTGGAGTTCTGACCCAAATGCTGAAAATGATATTGAGGTAATAGGGAATATGTTTGAGAATTTTGATTTATTTAATTTATGCTTAAAGGAGGCTAAAAATGGAGATTAAAGTTGGAGCTTGGGATAAGAAGAATAAAAGAATGTTGAAACCTGATGCTATATGGTTAAAACATCAAGAAATAAGTATAGAAGGTTGCTTTTATAACAATGTTATTCTTATGCTATTTACTGGATTGACCGATATAAACGGCAAAGAAATTTATGAGGGAGATATTATATCTTCTTTTTATGATAAATGGATAGTTAGCTTTGGGAACGGCTCTTTTTATTTAAAAAATCCCATAACTAGTAGTTATATGGATTTATCAATCGAGATAATAAATTGGTATGATTTAGAAGCAATAGGAAATATATGGGAAAACCCAAACTTATTAAAGGGAGGCAAAAATGCAGAAAAGTAACGGAGTATTTACAGAGTTTAAGGCCAATCTAGCTCTAATTGAAGCACAAAATGCTTTTTTGGCCTTGAAAAAGAGATTTGATGAGTTGGGGGAAGAAGTAAAGGCTCTTGAGGTTGTGAACGATGAGACCTGTGAGAAAGCCAGTGAAATGTTAGTAATGATTAAGAAATGTGAAAAGAAATTAGATGAGGAACGCAAAAAAAGGATAGCTATTCCTAATCAATTTGTAAGAAAGGTTAATGCTAGAGCTAAAGAGTTTCTCAATCCATTGTTGAAACTGGAACGAGATTTAAAGGCTAAGATAAGAGATTATAAAATCCGTCTTGAATTAGAAAGGCGGGAAATGGAAAAGAAGGCTGAAGAAGAAAGAAAAAGACTGCAAGAACAACTGGATAAGGAAGCTAAAGAAAAAGGAATTGAGCCAGTAAAATTGCCTGAGATTGCTATGCCTAAAGAGAAATTGAAAGTAAATACAGATAATGGCACTGTATATGAAAAGAAACGCTGGACATTTAAAATAGTGGATTTTGAGAAAATACCAAGAGAATACTTAATGGTGGATAGCAAAAGGGTTAATGCAGCTATAAGAGCGGGAGTTAGGGAAATACCAGGGATTGAAATATATCAAGAAGTAGAAATTGCAACAAGAAGGATATAAAATTAAATAAGGAGGGTAAGCAATGAAAAAAAATCAATTAGAAGTTATCAAGGCTAAACTGGTTTCTCCTGAAACAAGTGAAAAATTAAAAGTGTTGCCTAAGTGGATAAAAAAGGATGTCTTGATTGCCGCTTTCTGGAATGCTTTATTTAAAAACCCACAGCTACAACAATGCACTCCTGAAAGTCTATTGAATGCGTTATTGAAATGTGCGGAGTGGGGTTTATTGCCAGGCGGAGATAATGTCTATCTAATACCAAGGCGTAATAATAGGAAACAAGGTCATCCAATAGAGTGTAATGCTCAAATTGGTTATCAGGGGTTAATTGAGCTAATTTATAGAGTTACAGGAGCTGAAGTAGAAGCCCATGTAGTCTATGAGAACGATAAGTTTGATTATCAACTGGGCACTGATGCTTATGTGCATCATAAACCAGCACCCAAAAACCCAGGGAAACCTTATTTAGCTTACGCTGTATGGAGAAAGGATGATAAAGAAAGTTTTGATATTATCAGAATGGAAGAAATTGAGAAAAGAAGAAATATGTCTTTAGCTTATCAAAAGGCTGAACAATCAGGTCGTAAAGATAGCCCTTGGCATTTGTGGCCTGAAAGCATGATGCGTAAGAGTGCCATCTTGAAAATGTTAAAGATGAAACCAAAAACTCCTGAATTAGAATTGGCAATTTCTGAAGAGGAAGAGGATTTTGGGTTGCCTAGTGTTGAAGAAGAACCTAAAGAAGAAATGACTTTCCAAGGCAAAGTAATTGATGTAGAGAATGCAGAGACTAAAGAAGAAAAAAAGAAAAAAGAAGAAAAACCCAAACAAATTGAAGACCAAGCTCATGAACCAAAAAGAGAATTAAGCTTTGAGGATATGATTGCTGAAAGAGGTTTAGATAAAGAAAGAGTAAAAGAATATATTGAAACGGTAGCGAAGGGTGTTAATTGCTCAGTGGAGTATGTAAAAGAAAAAGCCATTAAGAAAATGGATAGTTTTGTAGAGAAATTTAAAGAATGGGAAACAAAAAATAAGCCTGCTACTCCTACTCCAAAACCTAAAAAAACTAAACCAGAAAAGAAAGCTCAGCCTCAATGGATTGTAGAATTTATAGACCAATTGTCAAACTATGACTCTAAACTAGTTGATGAAGTTTTAAAGGAAAAAGGATATGAAAGTGTTTATGACATTCCAAACGAAGAAGAAGCAACGGAAATTTATTTAACCATTGATACCAAAGCAAAGGAACTGGAAGAATTATTTTAAAATTAAGCCTGCACGGGCAAACAGGTCCCACCTTTTCTCCTCCCTTTCTCGCCTGTTTGCCCTGTGTGGGCAATTTTTGAATATGGAGGATTAAAATGGATAAATTTAAAGAGTATATTGATGGTATTTGGGGGAAAAGTTATGTATGGGAGCAACCTTGGTTGGAACTTGTAGATGGTAAACATGCAAAATATACAATAAGCCAAAAAGATGATAGGTTATGGCACACTACATGGTGGCATGGGAACAGAGGGCATAAATTAGGAAGAACCAAAACAGTGGAAGAAGCAAAAGAACTTTGTGTAAAACATTTACGGAAAATATATGAAGGCATAAAAGCAGAACTTTCATTGGAATAATTGATATTGACAAGCCCAAAATAATTTGGTAAGAATAAATCAAGATGGTGGAAAGCATTTGCAAATCACAGCCCACACAGATAAGCAAGATATCTTGGCTTTCCACCATGTCAAAAAAGTCTTGCCGTGTCTGTGTGGGTTTTTTGTTTGGGGGAGGTAGATGATGAAAATTGACCCTGAAATTGAGAAACTAATACCACCATTAAAATCAGAAGAATATCAAGGGCTTGAAGAAAAAATCTTGAATGAGGGTTTTACTGAACCATTGGTTGTATGGAAGGAACAAAACATTCTTTTAGATGGACACCACCGATTAAAAATTTGTGAAAAATACGGCATAGAACCAAAGTTTAGATATATATCCTTTAACAGTCGTAAAGAAGCAATCAACTGGGTAATAGATAACCAATTAAGCAGACGGAATTTAGACCCTTTTGAAGCAAGTGTTTTAAGAGGCAAGAAGTATTTGTTGGAGAAGAAAGAAGTTGGGAGGCCAAAAGGTGTTCATTTTGAACACCTTAAGACCCGTGAAAAAATAGCACAAGAAACAGGCGTAAGCTCGTTAACTATTCACCGTGACGCCCAACTAGCCGAGGCAGTGGAAGAATTAACAAAAGAAATACCTAAAGAAATTCTAAAGCAAAATCCAAAAAAGGATATTATTGAGCTTTATCATAAACCAAAAGAAAAAAGAGAAAAAATTATTAGGATGATAAAAGAAAAAGATATTCCTATTGGGAAAGCTTTAAAGATATATGAACGGCAAGAAGAAATTGAACAACAAAAAGAAGCAATTAAAAAAGGAAAAATAAATTTACCTCAAGGTGAATATGAAGTTGTTGTTATTGACCCACCTTGGAATTATGGCAGGAAATATGACCCTGATGGCTCAAGAGTTGCAAGCCCATATCCTGAAATGAGCAAAGAGGAATTATTGCAATTAAGGATACCTTTTGCCTCAAATGCTGTATGTTTTTTATGGACAACCCATGCTTTTATCTTTGATGCAAAAGAATTACTTGATAAATGGGGTTTTGATTATAAAGGGATATTGGTATGGGATAAAAAAAAAATAGGAATGGGGCACTGGTTAAGTATGCAATGTGAATTTTGTTTAATTGGCATAAAAGGTAAACCAATATGGGAAAATACAAAGTGGAGAGATATTATCAGAGAACCAAGGCGAGAACATAGCCGAAAACCCGAAACTTTTTATAAGATGGTCGAGGAAATAACTGTTGGTAGGCGTCTTGATGTTTTTAGTAGAGAAAAAAGAAAAGGTTGGGATGTTTTTGGCAATGATACAGAAAAATTCAAAAGATTGGCATAGTAAGACAACAGTCAAAAGGGTGACTTAGGAGAATTTCTTGTTGATAAATTTTTGATGAGTAAAGGAATGATACCTTATCATCCTAATATTAATATAGCACATCCATTTGATAGACTTGTTGCTTCAAAAAACAAAAAAATAATCTGTATAGTAGATATTAAAACAAAAGCACGCCGAAACTATTACCCCGATACCGGAATAGATAAAAAACATTATGATGAATACACATTTCTCATGAAAAAATATAATATTCCTGTATTTCTATTCTTTGTTGATGAAATGGAAGGATGTATATATGGAAATTACCTGCATATTCTTTCCCAACCAACAGACATCAAATATAAGAATAAATTATTAAAATATCCATTGGAACAAAATGGCATTATATATTTTCCTTTATGTTTAATGCGTAATATAGCTAAATTGGATGAAAATGAAATACAAAAATTACGCCAATTATCAACTAGAAATTATTTATATTTAAAGGAGGATTAAATGAATAGACTCTATGTGAAAAAGAGATATGGACAAATACCTAATCATATTCTTAATGACCCTACATTATCTTTAAAAGCAAAGGGATTATGGGTTTATATCCAGTCTAAACCTGATGGATGGAGTTTCTCAATTGAAAGAATGACCAAACAACTCAAAGAAGGCAAGGCATCCATTCAACATGCTATCTGGGAATTAGAAAAAGCGAGATTGTTAGTTAGGAAACAGGCAAAAGACACTAAAGGAAAATGGAAAGGTTATGATTATTTTCTATATGAAAATCCATTACCCAAAGAACCATCGGTTGAAGAGCCGTCGGTTGAAAACTCGCCGACGGGTTCATCGGCCGATATTAGTAAAAGAGACATAGACTCATATAGTTCTGAAGATTCATTTAGTAGCAGTGAATTCACTGCTTGTAATGAATGTAGTAATAAACCTAGCAAAAAAGAAAATAGCAATAAAGAAAAAGCAAATAAATATATAAATAATTCTTTTAGTAATAATAAAAAAAATATAAATAAAAATAATCTATATAGCTCTAAAGATTCAAATAAGAGAAGTGAATTCATCAGTGGAAAAGAAAATCCAAATTCCTTTACTCCTAAAAATAACTCACCCAGCTATAAACCACCAAATAACTTATCCCCAGAAAATATTAAAAAGCAACGAATTCTATTTGAAAAATTCTGGACACAATATCCTAGGAAAGTAAACAAAGTAGGAGCTTTAGCAGAGTGGTTAAAAATAAATCCTGATGAAGCCTTATTTAACCAGATAATGGAAGGCTTAGAGAATTATATAAAGTATGAATGGCCTAATATGGAACTAGAATATATAATATATCCGAGCACTTTCCTTGCTCAGAGGCGTTGGGAGGATAAGCCAGGCGTGCAGTATCCTAAGCCTAAAAAAGTCTGGACAACTACTGAAGAAGAAAAAGATGGTTTGTATGATAGCCACATTAAGCCTGTTATTTCAGGTGTTTTAAAGGATGTTTAAAAGGAGGCAACTATGGATTACAAAATAGCTTTTGAAACTGCTTTAAGATGGCTTTATCACGAGGTTTATAAAGATATTACAAACAAAGTCAGTTACAATGAAGCCATAGAAAATAAAAATTATGCTCCAGAATATATCCAAGATTTAAAGCTTCTTAGAAGGGCTTATTTAGACTTAAAGAAAGGAGATAACCATGAAAGAAATTAAACGAGAGATAGCAAAACTAATATCTTCTTCAGGAGATTTACAAGGTGCTACATGGGAGGAGTTAAAGAAAATAGATAGGCTTGTTGAGTTTTTTAAATCCTATGCTCGTTTACTAATAGAGAATTTTTTAAAAGAAATGGAGGAGAATAAATAATGGACTGGGCAAAAAAAGAAGTTCCCTCAGTAGAATTAAGTAAGAAGTTAAAGGAATTAGGGTTTCCCCAAAAAGAACCAGGCTGGTTTTGGTGCTTAAGGAAAGATAGCGAGTTCTATGATTTATTTTTCACTATGGATAAAATGTATTTTTACAAACCAAAACAATATGAAGAATTTTTTATATTTGAATATCATCATTTACAAGATTATATTAAAGCACCTACTTGTCCAGAAATGGATAAATGGTTGCCACTTTATTTGAAAAAAGATGCAGAAAAGGGTACAGCTTTTAATGTTGAAGTTTATGGATTACACTTATATAGAACTTATGATAACAAAGGTTGGTGTATTACTTATGGCACATTAGGCCGATGTGCATTTACTCTTCCTAATGCTTTTGCTGAAATGCTAATATGTTTAGTAGAAAACAGATACATAACTTTCAACCAAGGAGACGAAAGCAATGCACAATCCAGACAGCAGACTTGAAATCTTTAAGGACATTGCCAAGAAAAATGATGTGGTGGTTCATAAAGAAGAAGCCAATAAATTAATTATTGCTAGCGACGATTACACTGATTTGGAGTTCATTGAAGCGGTAGAGAATTTCTGCAAATTAAGAGCTAAGAAAAATTGCTTTGCAGCTTTCTGTTTGTTTCTCTATGATAAGCTAAAAAAGGAGATACTTTCTCCTCAGCAAGTCATAAACAAACTTAGAATTAAATATCACCACGAGCATCCAGAAGAACCTCAACCAAACCCTTATGATAAATTTAAAGTAAAAGATTGCAAGCTACCTAATCCCAACGATATGGAATACAACGCACTTTTGCGAGTGATAAGTGCCTATGATAGTAATAAAGTTCATTTAATAACTGTAGCAGATAGTGAAATAGCATCGAAATGGTGGAAGCAGTTAAGAAAGGCAAATTATTTTATTACAGGCATTAGAACCACTCAAGAAGGGAAAAAAATTATTCTTAAAAAAATTAGACCTAAAAGGGTTGACAAAATAAATTAGTTGTTTTATTATATACAATTAAAGGGAGAAAGAGATGGAAGAATATGATACTATAAAAAACGAGATTGAGAAGTTGAAAATGGAACAACAATATTTCCTAAAAGAATGGTCTCGTGAAATCAAAAATCCCTTCGCAAGTAAAGAAACAATTGAATATCTGGATTATATGTATCAATACAAATCTAAATGTATTACTGCCCTTGAGCTCCAATTATTTTCGGGGGTTCTTTATGCTGTATATAGATGTTCACATTGTGATAAATTGCAAATATTTAAGTGGATAAAGGAATATGGATATGGAGATTGGCAGTGTCTTTCTTGTAAGAAAAAGCTTTAAAAGGAGGGAAGAGATGGAAATTAAAGTCCTTTTGGAAAGCAAAGAAATTCCATTAGATGCTCAACAAATGGGCATTACAATGGATACACCTGAAACTGAAATACTTAAAGCATGTGCTCCTGTTATTTTGGAAGAAACTGGAATTAATATTGAATCTGATGCTGGAGGCTATATTTATACAGTAAGGAAAATGACGGATTCAGATACAATTTATATTTTACCTAAAGCGGAGGCGGGGTTATAATAATTCCTCTTGAGAAGAACTTACAAGCACCTGGAGAAAAATTTAACAGCCTAATCAATCCTAATAACTTTCAGATAAACGAAGCAGGCTTTTGTGTGGAAGGCATGGACAATATTTTATCTCTTAAAGTATGGTATTAACAGCTCAAGAATTTATTGAGAAAGATTTAATTTATAAAACACGATTTTAAATGAAACGGATAATAGAAACTAAAAATTTCATTATTCATCTTGATTTACAATTAGCTTTCTGGTTTTTAGTATCTACAATGGTTACGCTTTTTGAATACTTATTTCGTCTTTTATCTCTCGGTATCATTGATTGTAGATGCTTGGAAAGTTTGTGGATTAAATGTTGGAATAAATATGTTGAAAGATTTAATAAATTACAATATAGAATGAGGAAATAAATATGGCATTCAAAAAAGTGGGTGTAATTTTAGGCGTTGAAGGGGCGTTTAGGAATTTTGTCCAAATTAAAATTGGCAATAGTGCCTCTATAAAATTTGATTTTTTAGAATGGTGGAAACTGCATCAACTCCACCCTCAAGACTGGATTGTAATCCATACTCATTCGCCTGAAATAGAAGTTGGTCTGAGTAATATAGATAATGAATTTTATGAAGCACTTGAATTAGCCCTTGCACCTTATCATTCACTCTTTACTGTATATCAACCTAAATCTGGAGATTTTGTTTTTAAGTATGAAGGTTCTATATTTACTGGTGTGTATGATATTTTTGGAAACTATTTAAAGAATGTAATTTTGCCTTCTCCCGAATTTCAAGAGCCACTTTGTAAAGGATTAAGTATATGTTTCCATTTAGATTTTTTATTGAATTATAAATGAGAGAACAATTAAAAGTTGGGTATGTAATGGATAGTCTATTTGCTCTCAGACGCACATATTTAAACACTGAGGCAGTTTTAACCTCAAAGACATATAAAACATTGTCTAGGCCATTAAACCTCGCTCAGAAACAAAATATGGAGGAGTTTAAATGGAAAAGTTGATATTGTTTATTGTTGCATTACTAGTTGGGCTAGTTTCTTGTATTTGTGCTCAAATTTGTTTTAAACATACAGATAAAGAAAAGTGGTAAGGAGTTTTAAAATGAAAGTAACAAAGAACTTGATTGATAATTTAGGTAATTATAATGCAAGAGAACAATGGATAAAAGCCAATGCAGATATATTTGCTGAAGAAATACAAGATAAAATATGGGAGATGGGAATTAAAACACAAATAATCCCAACTTCTCTTGGTCTTATTAAAATAGAACTTAAACATAGTCCAAAGTCAACACCATTTAGCTCTGAAGACCTTACAAGAATAATAAGTAATTTTAAAACGAGATATGAGAATATTCAAAAGATAGAAGATTATTTTAAAGTTGCAATGGAAACTTATGAAGAAATATTACTGATTGAAAATATAAAGGAGTTTCCAAATGAAAACTTTTGTAGAAGAATATAAAGGCTATCATATTTATAATGAAGACAATAGAGAATTAACAGCAGGTGACCCATATTATACAGCTACAAAGAACGAAATAATATTTATTCGTGCAGATACCTTAGCCGATATTAAAAGAATAATAGATGAGATTGAGAAAGATGAAACAGAATAATATTATATATATTTATTATTACCTCCCTCCCCCCCCATACATTTTGAGCAAAATTTTAAAAGGTGCTTTTAAGAGTGATATATTGGATACTTAGCTAAAGTGGTGAAATTCAAAGTTTGAATATGGAGGTTAAATTGGTTAATTTTTTAATGGATTATAGAGAGTTTAGCAAATTCAGAGTTTTTCACGAAATTAAATTATTTTATTACGGGAGGCCAAAATGAGTGGATTAAAAATGATTGAGGCAAGTTGGGATTATAAAGCATGGAATGAAAACGGAAAGAATACAGTGCCGATTTTTAAATGTTTTGATGGCACTGAAATAGAATTACATAACAATTGGATTTATTTAAGAACCAACGGCAAGACGTTTGCTATTTTCAATGGAGAAGTAGAGGGCAATTCATTTTATTTATATGTAGAACGAGTTAAATTACAGGATGCTATATTTGTAGTTGTTTATGACCCAAATGCAGATAAGCATTTTTTTGGAATAGGTGCTTATGGTTGGAATGATGAGAATGATTGGATTGGAATATCTGATGCTTTAGGAGAAAGGTTTATAGAATGGGTTAAATCTTTGCCAGAAAAGACCGTAAATCCAATTGTAACAGAGAATGATATATCAAGTAGCTTTGAGGGAATTTAAAAATGGAACAACCTTTTAAAATAGGAGACATAGTAGAAATTTTACCTTGCCCACTTACAGAAATATTTGATATTAAAGGGAAGACGGCAAAGGTAATTGGATTTGTGTCCTTTTTTAGCACAATAACTGCAATTAAGGTAGAGATAGACAATAGCATATTTTATCTACATCCAATGGAATTAAAGAAAATTAAAGGATAAGGAGATGAAAAAAAAACATTATTTCAATTTATTAAACAAACTTGAAATAAAAGAAAAACTTATTTCAATAAAGGAAAGCTTATGAGCAAGAAAATAGATGATTATTTGGATTTAAGAATTAGAAATGAAAGTTTTGGTGTTAGTATTGAAAGAATATTTGCTCTTAAAACAATAGAAACATTTAATAAATATGAGTATGCACAATTTGAAGAAGAAATAAAGCGTGGGACAAGAGTAAGAATATTGCGTGAGATTATGAAACTAATTGCTCAAGAAATTGAAGAAAATGGATTAGGAGTATTGGAAATTGAAGGCAAAACCTTGAAAAGTATGGGGTTTGATATAGATACAGGCAAACGTTTAATGGTATTAGATGAAAAGCAGTTAGAAGATATAAGACATACATATAATTTTGGCGTATTTAGTATAAAACAATTTACAGGAGGAACAAAATGAAGATGCAACGAGGAAGAAATACCACGGTAACAGTTTCCTTACCTCTTGATTACTTGGTAAGGATTGACAAAGAATGTGAGAAAAAAGATGTCAATCGGAGCTATATAATAAGGCAGGCATTGAAGCAATATTTCAAAATCAAAGACTAAAGTGGTATCTGGGCTTAAGCTGAATGAAGCAAAAGGGTTCTGTTCTAAAGCTGGTCTTGGAGTATTTAGACAGTTTCCAAGACTATGACGGTGAATTTGTTTTTACCATAAAAGAGATGATGCAAACTCTTGGATTAAACAGTAGTCAATATTCAACGGCATATAAAATATTGAACAAGGCTGTTGAGTTTGGCAAAGTAGAGAAAGTCAATTCAAGAGACTACCGCATCATCAAGCATACCACGCCTACTTCTTTTCAAGATATGTTGAAACCAGAGCTTAAAATACCACTGCCATTTGGCATTGGATATAAATGTTTGTTGTTTCCATCAGACATCATCTTAATTTATGCGAGTTATGGACAGGGAAAGAGCTATTTTGCTATT